AGGAGCAAGCTGACAGGTATTTCATAGCGATATGGGAATTAGACGATCCTGAAGAAATTCACGACCAAGAAAAATGGATCAAAGCGAACCCGATTTTTGAAAGCGAAGAAATCAAGAAAGTAATGATTCCGACCATTCAAGATGATGTGGACCTCGCTTTGAAACAAAACAATCTAAATGCTGTGCTGGTTAAATCATTCAACTTATGGCGACAAGCCAGTGAAGACAGCTATATGAGTGCCGAAGACTGGCAAGCAACCGAAGTAGAACCACAAGATATTACAGGCAAGCCCGTTTATATCGGAGTGGATTTATCTAAAACAGATGATTTAACAAGTGTTTCGTGGATCGTACCACTAGATAATGGCAAGCTTTATTGTGATTCTCATAGCTTTGTAGCTACAAAACATGGTTTGACTGACAAAGAAAAGCGCGACGGTTTGCCTTATCGAGAACTAGAAAAAGCTGGTGAGTGTTCCATTACTCAATTAGAAAGTGGAATCGTGGACTATGATCAAGTATTTCAGTTTATTCAAGATTTGATTCAAGAAAATGATTTGGAATGTATGGGGATTTGTTATGACCCATATAACGCTAATTCGCTTATCAGTAAAGCTGAAAAAGCCAACTACCCAATGTTAGAAGTAAGACAAGGAACGATTACTCTAAACGTTCCGACCCGAACTTTTAGGGAACAGGTCTATGAAGGCAACGTGATCCATAAGAAAAATACAATTCTCACTCATGCAGTGAATAACGCTATTTTAAAAACGGATAACAACGGCATTCAGATTAATAAATCAAAGAACAGTAACAAAATTGACCCGATTGCAGCCTTGATTAATGCCTATGTGTTTGCAATGGATTACTTCACCACAACGGAAGGAGCGAAAGCAGACAATGAATTTTATACAAGTGAAGAATTTTCTTTCTAATTACATTCATACCGTTCTTTTACTTCTCGGATTGGTGTGTGTGTTGGTTGCAATCACCTTACTAACAAATGTCTACTATGGCTTGTTAGCGCTGGGCGTGGTGCTTATTGGGATAGCGATCATGTTAAATACAGAACAGAAGGGAGGTTAAAAGATGGCATTTTTTAAAGCGAGACAAAATACAATGGGAGATCCTTTCCTAGATCATGTGGTATCAATCCAATCGGATGATTACACCACCAGTTTTACAAGCGTTCGTGCATTAAGAAATAGTGATGTGTTTGCAGCCGTTCGGATCATTGCCAGTGATATTGCTTCAAGTCCGATTCAATTAGTTAAAAACAATATGCCGCAAGCTGATGATGAACTGGTGAAGTTGCTAAACGATAAGCCCAATCCAGAAATGGACGGGTGGCATTTTAAATTTTCTTTGGCGGTCAATATGTTGCTAAACGGTAATAGCTTTGCAGAGATTAAACGTAACGGTGAAAAGGTAGAAGAACTTCACTTATTACCTAACTCAAGCGTGGCAGTTACTCAATTAGATAATGGCACGTTGTCTTATCAGATTGGTGATAAAAAAAGACGTGTGAAGTCTAGCGATATTTTGCACTTCAAATATTTCACCCAAGATGGTTTGACAGGATTGCCGCCACTTTATGCGTTACGTGATGAAATGAAGATACAACAGGCTGGTAATCGAACATTACACAATTTCTTTGCTCGTGGTGTCAGTGGATCAGGAATTTTGAAGGTTCATAAGTCAGATTTAGACGGATCGGCTAAAAATGCGATACGTGAAAAATTTGAAGAAGCCAACGGTTCAAGTAGCGGAGATAATGCACTAAGAACAATCATTCTTGATGAAACAATGGACTATAAATCTTTAGAAATAAATACAGATGTTTTGAAGTTGGCTAATTCGAGTGATTGGACAACGAAACAAATTGCTAAAGCGTTCGGTGTACCGATTGAGCGTTTAGGCGTTGAAAATGAACACTCTAGCACGACTCAAAGTAACTTGCAGTATATACAAAGCACACTGATCCATTACTTCAATGTGTTTGTGAGTGAATTGGATACGAAACTTGAAACCAATATCCGTTTTAATTCCGATCAGTTGTTAGAAACCGATCCAGAAACAAAAGTAAAAAATGTATTGGATCAGGTCAAAGGGTCACTTCTCACGATTAATGAGGGGCGGTCGAAAATGGGGCTACCCCCCATGGATGGTGGCGATCGTTTACTAGCAAGTTTGAACTTTACGTATTTAGATACGTTGGAGAAATATCAATTAAAAGAACAGGAAGGAGTTACACCAGTTGAATAATGAAGAAGAAAAGGAAAAACGGCTGACAGAAGAAGCTGAGCTAACAGCCGCTTCTCCAAAAGTGGAGAAAGAAAATGAAAAACAACCAACAGACGGTAAAACTATTTCAGGCTATGCGTTGAAATTCGGGCAACCGTCAAAAGATTTAGGCGGCTTTGTAGAAGTGATTACACCCGAAGCATTAAAAGAGGTGGATTTATCAAATGTGTTCTTATTACACAACCACGATTACAGCAAGCCCTTAGCAAGCGTTAAAGCTGGCACGTTGAAATTAAATATTGATGATGTGGGGTTACATTTTGAAGCAACATTGAATGATACCAGCTATGCCAACGATGTATATGAAAATGTCTCAAAAAAATTGCTTGATTCTATGTCATTTGGTTTCGTGTTAGGGATCGATTCCTTCGACAAGAAAGAAGATGGCACAATTGAACGATCAATAGATAAAATCAAAGCACTTAATGAAATTAGTGTCGTGACCGTTCCCGCTTATGATTCATCAAATGTCCAAGTAAATAAGCGTTCATATGAAACGTTTATGAGTAATAACCAAGCAAATCAACTAAACAAAGGCTTAGAATCCACTTCTAAAGCACAAAAGGAGAATAAAAACATGGAAAAAACTTTAATCGATAACGAGAAAACAGAAATGCGTGGGTATGAAGAATATATCCGTTCACAAGGAGAAGTGCGTGATGGAGTCACTACTGTAAATGCAGCGGCAGTTGTTCCCGAAGAATTAATCGGTGAAGTCTTTGACTTGAAACTTTCAAGTTATAATTTGGCACAATATGCAACTGTAAAAACAGTATCCAATGGGCAAGGAAAATATCCAGTAGCAACCAACCAACAAGCAGTATTAGCAACAAAAGCTGAACTCGCTGAAATTGGAGATATTGACGCTGAAATGTTTACATCAGTTGAGTATAAAGTAGAAACACGAGCTGGAAAGATTGCCTTGTCTAATGAAGTTGTGGAAGATTCAGCAGTAAATATCGTTCAAGAAGTCAAAGATCAGTTAGTGAAATTGGTTGAAAATACCGATAATAAGCATATCGTGGATTTATTAAAAACCTTCACCAAAAAAACAGCTGCTACGTTGGATGATTTGAAACAACTTTATAATGTAGCATTAGACCCAGCATTAGATAAAATGGTGATTCTCAATCAATCAGGCTATAATCACCTAGATACGTTGAAAGATTCAGATGGGCGTTACATTTTACAACCCGATGTGACAGCACCTAGTGGGAAATCATTGTTCGGTATGCCAGTAGTATTGATTGCAGATACATTGTTTGCTAATCCTAAAGCTGGAACATTCCCAATGATTATGGGGGATATTGCACAATCCGTTTTTGTGGCTCGTAGAAATCAAGTAACGACTCAATGGGAAAAATTCGATTACTACTCACAAGGACTTGCAGTGATCGTTCGCAACGATTACAAGAAAATTGATGAAAATGCTTCAGTGTATATTGAGTTTACGCCAGCGACAGCAGGCTAATACAACATTTGGGTGGCGGTAAATTCCGCTGCCCTTTATTTATAGGAGGGTTAGAATGGTAATTTTGGATAGCATAAAAAAAAGTATGCGGATCGATCACACTATTGATGATGACTTTATTCAACAATTGATTGATACAGCAGGCGAATATATAAAAAGTGCTATTGATAGTAGCGCAACGGATAAAGATATGGATAATTATCAGCAATTTGATTTGGCGGTGTCATTACTTACTCAACATTGGTATTTGAACCGTCAAGAAGCCAGCAGCGAACGGATACCAGTAACGGTACAAGCGTTAGTACAACAAATGAGAGGTGCTTATTATGCCGATCATTAAGAATGTGAATGAATTGACAGAGAGAATCAAGTTTAAAAAGACAAAACGGGTAAAAGATGAAGATGGGCAGATGGTGGATAGTGAAGAAACTGTATTTGAATGTTGGGCTAATGTGCGTTCACAAATGCTAAAAGACGTGCTTGCTAGTGTAGGCACTATTCTTGAAGGAACATTGACGTTTATTATTCGATACGATCAAGATTATGAACTAACAAACGATATGAAAGTAGCTTGGAAAAACAAGAGTTATAAAATTATTTCAATCAATGAAGGAACGGCGTTTAAAGATTATACAACGATCATAGCTAAACTGATTTCTTAGAATGATTACACTTGTAAACGTTGTAAGAATTTAGTATAATAAAAGTAGTAAATGAAGGGAGTAGCTACCCAGAGTTTGCAAGACTTAGCTAGTCGAAATCTATTGTCGGACTGAAAATTATAGGTGTGGTTGCAAACATATCGGACTAAGAAAGACGATAGATGATGAACGTTCAAAATTAGGAGTTTTTTGTAAACGGTGTGTAGCTTTCTGGTTGTTATGCCCGTCGCGTTTTTCTCCTTTTGTACGAATACTGGTTAATTGAACAGTGTTTCGTTCGTTTTTTTATCATCTAAGATTGCACGTCCTTTGTGGGCGTGTTTTTTTTTTGTATTTTGTTAAAATTGAATATAAAAAGTGTATATTAGAGTGTAAGATAAATTTTAGGAGATGATTAGATTG